CAGTACAGAGGAGTTATTAATACTTTATCCTCGTTAAAGTGGGGGGCATATTGTCCTTGTCCCCCTCCAGATTCGCAAATTGTCTGATTGAAATGTATATGCGCATACACATTGTGTATGTTCCAACCAGATTGCCCCGACAGAAAGGAAGAAGACAAATCTCGTTAGCAGAAATCCATGAGATGTGATTACGTAATGGTCACCGTATCACTCAATGATTGGAGCCTGAAACATGGCGCTTGTTATGAACGAGAAATGTAAGAGAATTGTCACGTGTATTGCATTGAGCTGCACGTAAAAGGTCAAGTCGCTCCGATGAAGTAAGAGCGCGCTCTGTAAAGAGTTTAAAGGGTTGGACCTTTTGTCCATGCCACTATTCAAGATTTGCAAAAAAACACCGATGTTGAGAGATCAACACAAACATCTACCATTGTTCGACCAATTGAAAAGTCTACCCCCTCTTTTTCCAATTACTGTGGTGTTTACACTACAGTATCCGACTGTGAGAAACAAGTTCTCTACAGTCACACTTCTGTGCCAAGTGTACGAAGTTGTTTCCAGAAGTATGAAGATCTACTTCGGAGATACCCCAATCCTTCCCCAGAGGAAGAGCATAGAATGCGTGTTGAGATGGCATTATTTGCTGAGGAGTTGATTGTGAAAACACCCAACGTACAGGGTGGGATTGATTTGAAGTCCATTGTTGTACGTACTTTGTTGAAGCACATGCCTTGGGTTGAAAAGCTCAAGGAGAAAGCAGGTGAAATTTATCTTGCTTGTTTGAATGTGTTGGAGACTATACCTCTACTCCTGCAAATGATGAGAGGTTGTCGCGTGAAAAGTGATATCGTGTTAGTGTTTGTTGCTGCATATAAGATGTTGACAGGGCATTCAATTGCTGAGTTTATGTTTGATTTCGGAGCCTGGTTCTCCGACACGTTACTTGAGATGACCACCGGTGCAAAGTCCGGGGTAAAACATTGGACACACACACCTTTTGTTCAGTCCAAGCCTTATGGTGAAGAACAGGAGGAAGA